CGGGCATGAAAAAGAAATTGACTAGCGCCAAAACCGCTAACGATCCAAACAGCCGTATCAATAAGAGCCTACGGGCGTGGAAGTGCTGATATGGAGATGATGCTTTGGAATATGGTGTTGACCGTACTGTTGGGTGTCTTGGCCTATATTGGGCATGAGAAGGCATCTGAGATCCAGCGGCTCAACATTTTGATTAACAAAACTAGAGAAGAGGTGGCCCGTGATAACGTCACTCAAGCAGAAATGGACAAATTTGTGCAACACATTGACCAACGCTTTAACAGGCTTGAAGCAAAAATTGATGAACTTTTTAAAAAGGGGTAAATAGAATGTCAAAGAAATTACGTAACTTAGCCCTTCTTGGTGGCCTTGGAGCCGCAGCCGCTATGGCTATGCGGGGTAAAGGCAAAGATGAAGAGTCAAAAGACACCACTGGTGATGCTTCTGCTGGTATGGCAAAAGATAGACTATCTGACTACAGAGGTAAAAGTGGTGAAGCAGATAGAGATGTTGGCGCCGCTGTAAAACGCGCTACTGCACCCGCCGCTAAACCTGCCGCACCTGCAGCAGCCCCCGCACGTTCAAGTATGACTGGTGGTAAAAGCGGTGATGCTGATAAAGATGTTGGTATTGGCACTAGCCGTATGACCGAGATGAACAAACGCAAACCCTTACTAAAAGAAGCTGTAGAAAAATTTAAATCAATGAGGGAAGCGCCTTTAGGTCAAATGTCTGATGTTGTTGGCGCTAAAAAGGGTGGAATGATTAGCTCCGCTTCTAAGCGTGCTGACGGATGCGCTACCAAGGGTAAGACCCGTGGAAAGATAATTTAATCATGTCTGATAAAAGAGTCGAAGGTCGCACCACTTATATAGAAGAAAACATGCCGGATGGCATGTTAAAGAAAGCCGTTGTCGGGATTAGCAGGCTAGGTGATGCCGTTGGTTTTACTCAGGAAGATAAATACAAGGGTAAAACCAGACAAGAAATAGCCAAAAAATCTGCGCCAGAAAAGAAACGTGCTGGTGGTGTAGTTGGTTCCGCTTCCAAACGTGCCGACGGTATTGCGACTAAGGGTAAGACTCGCGGAAAGATAGTCTGATGCCAGCCGTATCAGCCAAGCAAGAAAGATTTATGCAAGCGGTGGCTAATAACCCAAAGTTTGCTAAAAAGGTAGGTGTACCAACGTCCGTAGGTAAGGAATTCACTAAAAAGGAAGGTGGAGTCATGAAAGAGTCAAAGGCAATGATGAAGAAAGAAGTGTCCTTTATGAAGAAAAAGGGCGCTCCTAAGTCTATGCTTAAGCATGAGATGAAAGAAGCTGGTATGAAGAAGATGCGTGCTGGCGGTTTGGCTGGTGGTCATAAGTCTGCTGATGGTGTTGCTTCCAAGGGCAAGACCAAAGGTAAAGTAGTAAAAATGGCTTACGGCGGTAAATGCTAAATGCGTCCTAGCCGGGGGATGGGGATAATTAACCCCTCTAAAATGCCGAACGCCAAGACGATTACCCGCAAGGATAATCCGAACAAGGTCAAGATGTATGCTGAGGGTGGTGAGTCTAAGGTAAACGAGGCTGGTAATTACACCAAACCCGGTATGCGTAAGTCGTTATTTGAGCGGATTAAGGCTGGCGGTAAGGGGGGTGCTCCGGGTCAGTGGAGTGCCCGTAAGGCTCAGATGCTGGCTATGCAGTATAAGAAAGCAGGCGGTGGGTATAAAGATTAAGTTTCCTGTCTATGATGCTGTGCAAGATGGAAACGTTTTTGAATGGCTAATTAGTACAGCCGAAGACTTTAGGAAAATTAGGCAAAGAGAGCGAGATGTCGAACTTGAAAAAGCCGCAGCAAAGTCTGAAAGCGTGGACTCAACAAAAGTGGAGAACTAAAAGTGGCAAACCTTCTACGCAAGGATCGCAGGCTACAGGGGAAAGATATCTCCCAAGCAGCGCCATCAAAGCGCTCTCCCCGCAAGAGTACGCCGCGACCACCCGCGCCAAGCGAGCCGGTAAAGCAGCCGGAAAGCAGTTCGTCGCCCAGCCTAAAGGGGTGGCTAAAAAAGTTGCTCCGCATAGGAAAATAGCATGAGCACAACTGGGACGACCACCTTTAACCTAGACCTCAATAACCTCGTAGAAGAGGCTTTTGAGCGTTGTGGTGCCGAGTTACGTACTGGCTACGATTTACGTACAGCCCGTCGTAGCCTAAACCTTTTGACTATTGAGTGGGCTAACCGGGGTATTAACCTGTGGACTATTGAGCAGGGGTCTATTCCCCTGAATCAGGCTCAGATAACCTATGCTCTTCCCGTAGATACGATTGACTTGATGGATATGGTAGTGCGTACCCAGACAGGTATCCCGCAGACGGACATCAACATCAACCGAATCTCGTCCTCAACCTACGCCACAATACCTAATAAAAACGCTCAAGGACGCCCCATTCAGGTCTGGATTGATCGCCAGAGTGGGTATGACAATGTCACGACTAAGACTCTACAGACTACGATTACGTCGTCTTCAAACACAATCACACTCAGTTCTGTAGAGGGTTTGAACTATGTCGGGTTTATTCAATTAGGGAATGAGACTATCGGGTATAACGAAATATCAGGGAATACCCTACAAAACTGTGTCCGTGGAGTAGAAAATACCACGGCTGCTGGGCATACCGCAGGTGCCATTGTTACGGTACGTAACTTGCCAAATATTAACGTATGGCCCTGTCCCGACCAAACTAACTTTTATTCCTTTGTTTATTGGCGTTTACGCCGCATCCAAGATGCTGGTAATGGTTTAAATACTGAGGACATACCTTTCCGGATGATTCCTTGTATGGCGGCTGGGTTGGCTTACTATTTGTCTTTAAAGATACCGGGCGCAGAAACTAGGATTGACATGTTAAAAGCGGCTTACGAAGAACAATGGGCGTTAGGCTCAAGTGAAGACCGGGAAAAGGCTTCTTTGCGACTAGCACCACGGCAGTATTTTTATTGAGGTGAACTATGGCAGGTCCAAAGTTTGCTTCTGGCAAAAAAGCAATAGCGGAGTGCGACAGATGTGGATTTCAGTACAAACTCAAGCAACTGAAAAAATTGGTTATCAAAACCAAAAACATCAATTTGCTAGTTTGTCCAACATGTTGGGAACCAGATCAGCCGCAGTTGCAGTTAGGGATGTATCCAGTTTATGACCCTCAAGCTTTAGAGAACCCGAGGCCGGATACGACATATATACAGGCAGGATTTACAGGATTACAGGTAGAACCATTAAATCTACCGAACGAGGATGTAGATGCTTTTGGTACACCGTCTGGTGGTAGTAGACAGATTCAATGGGGATGGAACCCTGTTGGTTTAAACGACCCCTTGCAGTTATCTGGGTTACTGAATAACCTAGTGGCTAACGGGGAAACAGGAACCGTAACAGTAACAATTACTTAGGAGTAAAACATGGATATGAAAGCAGCATTGAAGGCTCACATGAAAAAGAAGGGTGCTAAGGCTCACCCGGATGCTAATGTGAAGAAGTTTGCTAAAGGCGGTAAAACTAATGCACAGATGATGGCAATGGGCCGAAATCTGGCAAAAGTTGCCAATCAAAAGAAGTCTATGTCAATGGTTCGTAAAACGGGGATCTAATATGGATACGCCAGTCAAGCAAATACCGATTGTGCCCAATAACAATGGGTACCCAAACAACGTACCTAACACGCAAACCCAACGGACTCGTGGAACTAAAAACACGACCCGTGGGAACAGTCACAGCAAAAAGATGGGTTAAATGAACTACGCCACTCTGTTTGAGACGATTAAAGGGTACGTCGAAAACGACTTCCCAAATACCGCATGGACTGATTCTGCGGGTACAGGCACGGCTACTTTTACAAGTACCGAGCAGATCAACACGTTTATTGAACAGGCTGAGCAAAGGATATATAACAGTGTCCAGTTGCTTGACCTACGAAAGAACGTAACGGGTAATTGCACGCTTAATAATAAGTACCTTTCCGTCCCATCAGATTGGCTGGCAAATTTTTCCTTGGCGGTCATTGACCCAGTAACCGGGGAGTATGAATTCTTGCTAAACAAGGATGTGAACTATATCCGTCAGGCGTTCCCATTTCCGGCAACCACTGGAAAGCCCACCCATTATGCAATGTTCGACCAGAACTCATATATTCTTGGGCCAACCCCGGATCTTTCATACTTAATGGAACTCCACTATTTTTACTATCCGCAGTCTATTGTTACTGCTGGCACATCTTGGCTGGGGGATAATTTTGATTCTGTATTGCTTTATGGCTCTTTGCTGGAAGCGTATACGTTTATGAAGGGCGAGAAAGACGTTCTTGATAACTACATAGCCCGGTATAATGAGTCTTTAGCAATGCTTAAACAACTTGGTGAAGGTAAGAACCGTCAGGATATGTATCGTACTCAACAAGCGAGGTACCCAGTTAAATGAGCAGCATGAGCGAAGTAGCCTTCCTTTTAGGTGGCACAAATGTTAAAGTCCTTACGACTTCTGGTCGTGGGTTTACGCCTGAAGAAATGGCTGAACGGGCTTTAGACAAAATTATCTCTGTTGGCTCCCAGACGCATCCTGCCATTCGGGATCAAGCCGAAGCATTTCGTAATCAGATCCGGCAAGTTTTAGTGTATTACATGAAAGAAACCGTCAGAACACACCACGTGACTCTGGCAAACAAGTTCAGGAATGCTGGACATCCTGATTTAATTAAACTTTTAGATGAATAAAGGAGCCTAATATGGCGATTACTCAAGCAATGACCACATCATTTAAAGCAGAACTTCTGCTTGGTGTGCATGATTTCCGCCCGTCGGCACAAACCGGTGCAGACGTTTTTAAACTAGCGTTGTATACGTCGTCCGCTTCTTTAGACGCTAACACAACTACTTATAGCGCTTCTAACGAGGCAAGCGGTTCTAACTATTCGGCTGGCGGTCTAGCACTGACCAACACTGGGGTAACGGCAACCAACATCAATGCCAATACCGGTACAGGTTTCTGCGACTTTTCTGATCTGACCTTCCCGAACGTATCGGTGACGGCTCGTGGCGCTTTGATTTATAACACCACGCCCTCGGCAAATAGCAATGCAAACACGACTCTGACCAACGCATCTGTAGCGGTTCTGGACTTTGGTGCTGATAAAACATCTACGGATGGCGACTTCACCATCATTTTCCCGACCAACGATGCTTCTAACGCCATTATTCGTATTGCGTAACTATGTCATTCGTACTTGCTGATCGTGTCAAAGAGACAAGCACAAGCACCGGTGTAGGGGATATGACTCTAGCCGGTGCTGAGACTGGCTATCAATCTTTTGCTGTCATCGGTGACGGCAACTCAACCTATTACACAATCGCCCTTCAAGGCGGTAACGAGTGGGAAGTAGGTATTGGCACTTACGAAACGACAGGCCCGGATCTTCAGCGGGATGTGGTGCTATCTAATTCTTTGGGTACCACGGCAAAGATTAACTTCTCAGCCGGAACCAAAGAAGTCTTTGTAACCTACCCATCTGAGCGGTCTGTGTTTACTATCGGTTCGGGGGTAACAAGCGAAACAGGATCGCTTTATATAAACAAAACGACGGCTAATGTAAGCGCTACATTAAATAGTGGCGAGAATGCCCTGTCCGTTGGCCCAATAACTTTAGATACCGGAGCAAACGTAAATATTGCATCTGGTCAAAGGTGGATGATTCTATGACTAAATTAGTTATTGAAAGTAATGTAGCGGGAACTGGAGTTTTAACAGTATTTGCGCCATCTACTTCTAATACAGCAACTATTACGCTTCCAACTTCTAGTGGGGATCTGTTAACTACAGGTTCTACTGGGATTAACGCTAATAACATTACTACCGGTATTTTGGCTGTTGCTAACGGGGGTACGGGAAATGCATTTTTTGGGGTTAGTGGGCCTGCTTCTTCAGCAAAAACATATACATTTCCCAACGAGAATATGTCTGTTGGATTTAGAAATATTCCGCCAGTAGGAACTAAAACAGGTTCATATACGCTCGCTACGTCAGATGTTGGTGAGTATGTTCAGGTAGGCTCTGGTGGATCAATCACAATTCCAGACGCTACATTTGCTGAGGGTGACGCAGTATCAATCTTTAATAACACTTCTTCTGGCATAACAATTACTTGCACAATCACAACTGCTTATATTGCGGGAACTGATACAGACAAGGCTACTGTGACCCTTGCAACTAGGGGCGTGTGTACCGTGTTGTTTATTTCTGGGACGGTCTGCGTACTGACAGGAAATGTGTCCTAAATGACCGGTATCTTTCAGATTCTTCTTGCAGGACAGGGTGCGCCTACTGTCCTTGCTGACTACCTAGTAGTAGCGGGTGGTGGTTCCGGCGGCGGTGCTTCACAATCTTATGGTGGCGGTGGCGGGGGTGGAGCAGGTGGATATCGTGAACTTACAAGCCAATCTTTGTCGGTAGGAACGGCTTACACAGTAACTGTTGGTGCTGGTGGTGCTGGAGCCGCAGGGGCAAGTCCTACTACAGCAAATGCCACAAGAGGAAATAGTGGGAGTAATTCCGTTTTTTCTACTATTACGTCTGCTGGTGGTGGTGGCGGAGGTGCTGGCTCTGCTGATGCTACTGGCAAAACAGGTAGGGACGGTGGCTCTGGCGGCGGTGGCGGAACGATGAGTGGAGCCGCAGGAAGTGGTAACACTCCATCTACATCTCCATCTCAAGGAAATAACGGTGCAGCAGGATCCGGTGTTAATTCAAGTGGCGGCGGCGGCGCATCCGCAGCGGGGAGCGGAACAAGCGGCGGTAACGGTACTGCTTCAAGCATTACAGGCTCATCTGTTACAAGGGCGGGTGGTGGAGGTGGAGCATTAAATGTGTCTACTGGAGGGCCGGGAGGAACCGGAGGTGGCGGAAATGGCGGTGGCCCCGGTGCTACTGGTTCGTCCGGAACAGCCAATACTGGAGGTGGTGGAGGCGGTGGGGGAAATGGCCCCGTAAGTGTGGGTGGCGGTGGCGGCGGCGGCTCCGGTGTCGTAATCATTAAAATCCCATCTACGCACTATGCCTCATTCTCATCTGGTGTAACTTCATCTCTCTCGACTTCTGTTGCGGGATTTAACGTATATACAGTCACGGCTACTTCTACAACGAGTGAGACTGTGACTTTCCTTGCTGGCGCACCTGTGAGCGATTTGCTTGTGGTGGCGGGTGGTGGAGGCGGTGCTGGTGCTGTTGGTGGCGGTGGTGGTGCTGGAGGTTATCGCACAAGCACAACTCAATCTATTGTTTTTGGAAT